GATGCATCCTTGCTATCCTGGAGCATCATGATATTGATGCTGTCAATCATATTGATAAAGTTCTCATTGAATAGGAATGCATTCCTGGAGCAGTAGTTCCAGACATCCATCTCACCCTTGCTTTGGAGATAGTTCAGCACAAAGTCCTTGATTTGTTCAGCCGATGATATCTTGACCTTGTTTTCTTTAACTCTCACAAAGGTTGGCTTCTCTGCATTTTCTGGATAGTACTTATTGAATCCGTTCTTGACCAAGAATTCAGAGTAGTTGGATGGCTTGATTGTGATCGTGCCTTTCTCATTTACTGACCAAAAGATATCATCACCAGTCTGAATCTCTTTTTTGATATCCTCAATGACATCCTCTCGCACATTCAGTTGTTTCTTGATGTCATCGTCTGCGATGCCGCTCTTGAGCTTTTGACGTACTCTTTGGAATGTATCCTTGTCCTCAAAGTATTTGATGCCGTATGAGGCTTTTTTGTAAGCCGAGCGAATGGTTGTGACCATCTCTTGCTCGCTGAAGCTGGAGCCTTGAGCATACTTGGTCCAGATGTACTGCTCTGCTGTATCCTTTGAGATGCCATACTCGCAGAGTACAGCTGCCAATTTGAATACGAATTCATTGCGACTGCCCTCCTCGAATTTACATCCATGGTCAAATCGCTCAATGAGGCTGATGATTTTATCCTCATCTGATAGGATACAGATGGGAGTGCGCTCGGTGTAGCTGAATCCTTGGTCTTGCTCGATGCCTTCAAACACCTGGCAGAACTCATTGAAGTAGATGTCAGGGTCATATGATTCGAAGCACACCCGGCTGACGTTGCTGTTCTTTGTATCGAAGTATTCACTCTGAAAGTACTTGCCGAATGCAGTGAATCTGCGCTTGTGCTCGACCTTGTCCGACTTTGGTATTCTGATGACAGCTTTCAAGCCATTGCCAGATGGTGAGGTGAATACCATCATCACATGGGGGTCAGCAATCAGCCGCTTCCTTTCCTCCATCATCAGCTTCTTGGTTGGATATTGGTCGAAGTCCAGGATGCAAAGACCAGAATGCTCAACCAAGCTGCTGTCATTTCGCTCGGTGAAGGTACCATTGAACATGATGGCATTCAGTGAGGACTTTAGACGGTCATGTTCGGGGTCAGCCTTCTCCAGTGATCGTATTGTTGCCACCTTTTTGATGAGCTCCGGATTGCCGAGTCTGATTCTGTTGTATACCTCTTGAATGGACAGTTCAAAAGGGGTCTCTTTGATGTTAAAGAGTGATTTAAAGATTGAAACTTTCATAAAATGTTGTTTTGTGGGGTGTAAATATACGCAATTTGTGACGATAAATGGGTGTTTTGTGACGATGCGTGACGATAAATATGCAAATCTTAAGGGTTAAATTTCTGATATTGTGCGACTTAACGTTTTTGCGTGACGATGACGCTCTCAAAAATTTTTTGCTCTTATTTTATTTGCTCTATCTCCAGTAATCGGTACAATAGAGAATCCGTCACATTGTCACACCATACAAGCCTTTTTTGATATCTTCCTGGAGCTTTCGCATCTCCCAATATGACTCGCACTGGAGCACATCGAGCATGATATTTCGCTCAACCAAATAATTCAAAGCGGTATACTCTTCAAAGATTTGGCGCAGCTCATCGGTCATGCGAAGAAATAATCGGTCTTTTTTCATAAGATTGGCTTGCTTCAATCCATACACAACTGTTGAATGGTCCATTCCGAATATCTTGGCAATCTCCGCCAGTGTTAGTCGATGACTGCGAAGAAATAAAAATAGGTAGTAACGCTGGTACACCTTGTGACGAACACGATTGTCGGTACCATACTCAAAAGCCAATCCTCTTTTTTGAATTTCAGCCTTGACTTCTGTGATTAATTCTTGCATTGTTTTGTTCATGATTAAAAGTTTTGCTCCACCCATTGGCGGAATGATTGTTGTATCTCGATTTGTTGCTGGAAGATATCCATGTTGCCACCTTCCAGGATGGCTGCATCCACTCGCTGAATCTCTTGCAGCAGCATATTTGCCTTTTGCTTAATGACTCGCTTGAATACACCTTGATCGTTGAGGTCCTCGATGAAGTCACCGAGCACTGGAAGCACTCCGCAAAGGGCGAGTAGTTTTTGTTCTTTGGTCATACAAGCCAAATTTTTAAACGATTAAAAAAATCAATAGGATATTCAAATTTCACTCCCCTGGAAGATGACATCCATACATCATCAGCATCAAGATTCATTCTCATCAAATCCATATCTTTCTCAATAGTGCTTTTGCAATAATTTGTAAGCAATTTATCATTTACTTTTTGAACTATATCTTTGAGTTCATGATATTTGCAATCATTCATGATATCAAAAATTATTTTAATTCGTTGCAGTTGTGGAATTTTCATACCGGTGTCACTTTAAATTTACCATCATTATATCGACCGGTCTCAATCAGGTCCATCTTCTTCCAGTATGCCAATGACTTGCTGGTGAATATCCACTCTTGCACGACTGCGAGCCCGATGTGGTAGGTGAGTTTGAATCTCATTTTGTTAGTCTTTTTTTAATGTATTTAGCCATTGAGCGCACTTCGATAGTCATGTCGTTGACTCCTCTTTCATAAGCTCCTTGAATGTCGCATTCGCAGTTTTTCATTTGCATCACCTTTTGAATAAATAGCTGTTGAGTTGGTGAAAGTGATTCAACCATATCATTGAGTATAAAATGATGAAGCATTTCAATCGGTTTCATTTTTTGACTATATGCTTTCTCAATCATTTCACGAACTTCTTGATGATGATTCACACCTTTTTCATATGTTATTTTCATATCTCTTGCATTTTGATTTCACAAATTCTGTTGTATAGATCGTGGTTGAATGATGTCCAGAATCGGTTGCGCTGGTAGTGACTAAACGCACCACCACTCGTCATCATCCTCTCTCGGGTCATAGTTGTAGCACTCGAAAGCGAACTCGTGAAAGTTCTCGGTTGCGCTGTCAAGAAGTTCTTGCATTGCCTCATCGCACTCTTTAAGGGTGAGGTCTTTATGCCATTCTGTTGTGTCAATTTTCCAATCTTCATAGTTGTTTCTTTTATCAAAGCTGTAAATTAATTGAATTGTGCCGATGTGTTCATCATCCTGGCGAGTGTACACATCAACGATGATGCTGTTGGCTGAGGCATTCGATGATTCCTCTGCAAACCAATACTTATTTTCCATATTTTTCATTGTAGATTCTGTTTACATATTTATCGTATGAAGCTGGGAGCTCATAGCTCTGCTCTTGATAGGTTTGTTGGTCGATGCTTGGATGGTCCATCACTGGTCTTGATACGGTTGTCGTCAACCAAAATATGAATGCGATTCCAGCAACCATCACAGCTGCACCACCAAGGAACTGACGCTCATCTTGGTTGAGGTCAGCGAATAGGAATTTAATTGTTTTCATTCTCTTCGATTGTATCTAAAATGTTTACGATTGCACCCCATCTCGCTTGGGTGTGTAGCGTTCCTCTGTCGTCAGCTCCGAATGCTGCACGCAATTCAAGTAGCTCGGTGTAGAGCTCAGCCTCTTGGGCTTTGAGTAGGTCGATGATTTGTTCTTTGTCCATAATAAATTGTTTTTGTTTCTGCGAATATACGGAACATTTGCAAATATGTTCACTTTTGTAAACATTTTTTTTAATTTTTTTCACAATGTTTAATTATCGGTCAAGTTTTGTGCAATTATCGGTCAGCATTTTTAAGTATTTACCCTGATTTTGTGACAAAATTCTTCAGGTTTTACCCTTATTTTGTGACATGAGTACCCGAAAAGGTGTAATATATTATGCATTTAGTCGGAATATACCCGATTTGGTATAATATAATTGACAAAAAAGGGAGCCCGAAAGCTCCCCAAAACAACGTATTATGAATACGGATATAAATTTACAAAGGAAATTTGATTGAGTCGATAGACTTGGCGGTTTTTTTCATCTTATTCTCCTCATATCTTCCACATTCAATGGTAAGGATGCGCCCTCCAGTTGGCTTCACTGGAGCACCACGCTCAACATGCCACCCTTTAGAGCCATCACCATACTCTTCTTTATATGTACCAGTGAGCATGAGATGAATGTCTTTATGTTGGTGACGATATCCAGTCTTTGCATGGAAGGTAACGGTGTCACGCACATCATTTCTGGCAGCATTCTCGTGGATGTGACCCATCGTGAACACATCGAAGTCCTCATACATCTCCAAAGCTCTGGTCAAGTTGAGTGCACCTTTGGTAACTACACCACCACCACCTGAACCATGGAAGTACTTGATTTTGGTAGCCATCTGCACGTTGCCATTGAATGTCTGACGAACAATAAGCCAACCACCATATCCACCGGTGAACACATTGCTACCAGCTTTGTAATTGAGGAGGTCAACGAATCGCTGAAGGAGGTCGGTTTCCTGGTGCTTGATGATTGCGGTCTCGTGGTTTCCGTATCCGATTACCGTCAGGATGTGAGCATACGGTAGAAACCATTCAACAGCTGTCTCAACCACTGAGTCGAGGTACTTTGCATTGTTGTGCTCTGGTCGGATGTCTGACTTGTTTCCTCTGCGATCACCCTTCCCTTGCATGAGGCAGAACATATCGCCATTTATCATCACCGGGATGTTGTTATCCAGGCAATAGTCAAGGTCACGCTTGAGAATCTTCCAGTCACTTTTTGGATTGTCCCAGTGAAGGTCTGACAGCATGGCTATCTTTACCAAGTTGCCATCAAGCTGAAGCTCGTGTATATTCTTGGCATGTTTTTTTAATATCATTTTTGTGTGTTTGAATATCTAAAGAGGTACATGGTACCCATCCCAATCACAAAGCCAAGAATCAGCACCCAAAAAACGGGCTTTTCTTTCTGTGATTTGTACTTTGCCACCTCAATCTTCTGCACCTGGCGAATGGTGTCACGCTTGAGCTTATAATGAATGCGCTCCTGGTACTTTGTCAAGGGCACAAAAGACGTCTTATAACGCACGATTGTATCCTTGGTGGTGTGATAGTACTCGTACACAATTTGATTGTCTACAATCACCGGAAAAGAGTCCACTGACGTGATGCGGATGGTATCCGATACGCTGTCGCAGCGGTATCCTTTCTTCATTGCTTTGCGCACATGATAGTTGGCAGTGCAACTTGTCGCAAATATTGTCACAATTAGTGACAGAATGGTGACTAAATTCCTCATAAGCTCTTGAGCATTTCAATCATGCGAGGGCATGGATAGATGTCACTCTTGTCCTTTCTGACCGAATTGTGAGTATATATGCCAGGAGTGCCCATGAATGCCTCCTTGTCAAGTGAGAATATCTGCTCTCTATATTCATTTGGTATGCCATACGTCTTGCACAAATACACCACCAATTGTCGAGTGCTTTCGATTTGAGCATCTGTATATTTGTACCAATGCTTGAAGCCTTTGTATGGTGCGTCCAAAGTGGTGACCATTGATTCAGGCACACGAGCACCAACATAGTTATAGAATTTACCATCCTTTTCCTTGAGATATCCCCAGTTGCACACCTCGATTCCAACAGATGTCTTGTCAAGATTTTGATATGGCGCACCTTGACCTTTGAATTCTGATTTGCTGATGCCGAGATGCCATGCCCAATGCTTAGAGCTGAAGCACTGCACAATCAATCCATCTTGACCAACCACAAAAGCAGTGGCAATCCTCTCCTTGGTGCCATTCCAATACCTACTGACTGCCTCAGCATTGCCGTTACCAGCGGTGTGGTGTAGATAGATTTGAGTCTTTGGCGATTCCTCTGCAAAGAACTGCGAATCTTTAAGCCTGACTTGCTTGATTTTGGAGATGTCTAATTCCATAGTCTTTAAAAATATACCCCGACAACAGTATCGTCGGGGGGTTCTCGGTGTTCGTTTATAGCGAGCAGTCGAGTGGAGTTACTTCCAGCTGTCGAGTTCTTCTTTTGATCGTGTGACGAATTTACGCATCGCAGCCAGGATGTTCTTTCCGGTCACACTCTCATAAGATTCGTTAATGCTTTTGACTTCCACAATCACGCAAAAGAAAGCCACAAATTTTGTCATGATGAGCTCCACAGAAATGAAGTGAGCGATGATATCACCAGCGATGTACTTCTCAATCAAGAATGTGAACACGATGCCACCAGAGTAAAGTAATGACTTGCCTATTGTGTCGGATAGCCTTCGAGATTTGAATGCTTTCCACCCTCCTTTGGTAACGCTGCGCCATACTCCAAATATGGTGTCAATGAATATGGCAAGAATTGCAATCAATACCATTGGTTGTACTGGTGCGAGTATGGTGAGGAATGAAGCGGTCAAAATAAAAAGGCTGTTTTTCATCAGATGACGAGAATTTGATTGTTGTATCCGTTGTTGCGTGGATATCCACAGTTCCATACACCATCCATGAAGCAATCACCGATGCACTGGTTGCATTCGATTTGTGGTCGAAGGTCAGTGTCACGATTCTCATGGCTGATGAAGATAGGATATTCTGCTCTGTTTTTTACCAGGTATCTGATGAGACGCATCTCAAAGAATGAAGCCTTCTGTGCATAGTGCTCCATACCGAATGCGACCTCGCTGCGAGATACGCTTGAGCTGTTATCTCCGAATTGAGTTTGAAGACCCTTGTTCTTTAGCTGATACGTCAAGCCAAATACTGCATCTTCAGCAGACCTCCATGCGATGACCGGCTGAATGAAAGTCACGAGCTGCTCCTCTTCAGGAGTCAAGGTCTGGTCATTGTATGCCTCGAGCAAATGGTTGTAGAATACGGTGCCCAATATCGGCATCACTCGGAGCTGTGCTTGAGTTGCGACATATGGGAATACATCAGTCACATCCACATTGGCAGTGATTGGTGTGTTGGTCTTGAGATAGTTCTCTGTAATAAAGTACAACATTAGACTTGAGGTATTTGAGTTTGTGCTGCTGCTTGTGCTGCTGTGACGTCACCACCTTCAATCGGTGGAAGTGATGCGAGTGCTCTGACCTCATTTGTGGTCATCTGCTCGAGTACTTTGGTGGCAACCAATGGGCTCATTGCATTGAGTGCGTCAGATGTCTTACTGGCATCTCCTTCGATTTCAACGATTGACTCATTGATGATTTGGAAGTTGTTGATTTTGAAGTCAGCAAAGCCGAGCTTGGCGATGTGTAGAATCTCATTGAAGATATCTTGAACTTGCTCACGCAATGGCATCACGACATTCTTTTCAAATATGATGTATGCTTGCTTGATATCGCTACCAGAACCAAGAGAGCCAGTGGTGCGGACACCCATCAAGATTGGGTCGATGGTATGGGCAAAGCAGATTTGCTCTGTGTTCAACGCAGATGCTTCCTGGAAGAGCTTGTCATTCGAGTTGGTTGGAATGCTCTCAATCTTTGGGAGCTGGTCTTGTGAGTTCGCAAAAAATGCGGCAGTCTTGCCAGCGTTCTGAGCTCCTTTGAGCTTGTCGATGGTGTTTCTGAGTACGTTCTTTTCCTCTTCTGATTGCGGACGTTTTGGGAACATGATCGCAAACGATGGGAAGATGCTGTTCTGAATGTTACTCTTGGCAAAAAATGAAAGGTCGCCACTTAAAAATGCGAAGTTAAGTGCAGAGCTGTACTTTGGAAGCGGATACCAATCTTGACCAAGGGTCTCAACCTCATAGACAAACAACTGCTCTGTGTCAGTGCAAGTCGGGTGATGCTTCTTGATTTCTTGCACGTTGATTCGAGCCGACCAATCCTCACAGATGAAGTATTGATTTGGTTGACGACCACGTCTCACTTTCTCAGGAGATACGTTGTGAGCTCTCTTGAGCTTCATCTTCTCATCAAATACCAAGCGAAAGTATACACGATTGTGCACAACCAACTGCTCAGTGACTGCTCTTGCAATCTTTTTGATGTTTACTTTCTTTTCGAATGTGTAGAGGTCAAGCAAATCTTTGGCAGTTGCGCCCTCAACTTTGATGTCGAAGCCACCACCAATGACAGCATTGGTTTTATAGTCCACGATGGAACCATGAAGCGGTGAGCTGAACACCATTTGATTGAGTAGCTCCGGATACATATTGTCCTGACCAAATGGAATCCATCCAGCAGTGGTGTATCTGCCGTTGACGTATGGCAAAGAAAGGTTTGCGCCACCTACCTTGAGGAATGGTGTGCTGAATGCCTCATAATTTGGCGAGATGACTTCCATC